CTGCAATACTTCCAACTTCTCTTGCATCTCGATACCGCTTGCAATTGATGCATTGAGCTGACCTTCCAACTCATCTACAGTTTCTGCAAGTTCATCGACAATGTCCACTTTAGACTCAGGAACCTCGATATAAGACTCAGTAAACAGATCTTTCAAGCTGTTCATGAACTTTTCTGCGATTTCTGTTCTTAGGCCATTTTGGATAGCGACTTTGTTTTCGTCCATCCAATTCTCAACTACGTAGTTAAGATAGCTGTCGACTTTCTCAACGAGTTCAGCTTTAGTAGTAGTAACTTCTTCAGCCAATTCTTCGTTGTACTTCTCTTCGAGACGATCAATTTCTTCGGCAAGCTTTGACTTGATAGCTGCTTCGAAAATGATTTCTGCTTTTTCCTTGAACTCTTCAGACAATGTAGCTTCTTCGTTGACCAGCGCATTTAGGTCATCTTTGAAATCTGCATTGTAATCAATTTCAGGAACTTCGGTGATTGATTCGTCAGACAAATCAGCATCTTCTGCCATCATTTTGCTGTACATACCAGCAAGATCTTCTTTCTTCATCTTACTAGCTTTCATGTACATAGCATTAATCATGCCTGCTTTTGTGCCAGGCATTTTTGGCATTGGATCCTGTTTAGTCTGATCACCTTTACGCTTTGTTGCAGTCTTACCAGCATTTTCAGCTTTATCTACTGATGCGATAGACTGTGCCTCTGCGTTTTTAGGATCGTGAGCTTCTTCCACGACATCGTTGTCATCGTCATGGAGGTCAACTTCCTGATCTTCGATTTTATTTTCATCAGTCATAATTGACTCCTTACTTATTTAGATTTGAGCAACGAGAGGAAATTCTTAAACTCACGTACCTGCGTCTCATAGAGATCAGTCCGCGGAGCTTTCTTAATTTCAGTCTCCATTTTTTCAATTGCTTGAGCTTCAATGATTCCGTTGTTCCATACCCATTCAACACCTTCCATAACTCCATTAACAAAAGCACTAGGTGCAGATGGATCTTGAACAATATCTACTGCATTGAGTAGAAAGTCGTCTTTAACGTACATTGCGTCACCACGTCGTTCCAAGCTTCCCATACCACGAGTCGAGACGCCTAAGTTGACACCACCGTCGAGAAGACCTTGTACGATCTTACCCATTGGAGTTTCCAAAATAGTCGCCTTACCCACAACATCGTTACCCTTCCAGGATAATTTTTCGATCTTGTGAGAAACTTTATCGAGATTAACGGTCGGTCCTTCAGGATGATTTAATTCACCAACAGCTCGGCCTTTGGATACTTGATCACTATTATATTTTGATAGTGCCTGTTCCATTACCAGCCTTGGATATATTCGACCGTTACGATTCTTTGTTTCTGCTTGCATGAATATACCTTCGATAGCATATTTCTTATTGCCTTTTTCATCAGCCTCTGTGAGGACTTCTAAATTTTGTTCTGTATATTCTGCAATTAATTTCATTGTTTATCCCTTTGGATAAGTAATTTTTGTAAAGAAAACACTAGCAGTATTTGCGTATACTGTTTCAGTTTTTTCTTTATGTAAAATCATTGTTGTATTTGTTGGCATTTGAAATGTGCCACCATTTGATAGCGTTACAAGAGAATTAGATGTACAAGCTACGTACACAACCCTAGCGTTATCTACTGTTGTTGCAGCTCCACCGCCATTAGCTGTAACTCTTGCGGTTAATGGTTTAAAAAACATTGTCATTTCTTCAACACCTTTATAAATGATTCAGCAGCTTTTTGAGCCTCATTTTTTGACCTATACACATCTAATCGATCACCGTCTACGTAGGCTACATACCCACTACGCTCTTTGTATACCATTAATTGTATACGGCCAAGCTTTTTATTTAAGACCAAATCACCTTCTGGTTTTCGGCCTGTTAGTTCTCTTAGTTGTGTAAAGGTTTTCATTTTACAGCTTTATTTATACTTTTATTACTTTTTACTCAGAAGAATTTTCTTCTTCTGCATCGATTTCCGCATCAAGTTCAGCGAGCTCTTCATCAGACATATTGTCGATTATATCATCAAGTTCTTCGTCAGTTAAGTCATCTTCATTTTCTTCGACTTCGTCTGTTTCCTCTTCTCCCTGTTCTCCCTCTTCAGACTCGCTCTCTGCTTCAAGGTCAAGTTCGAGCTGATTATCATCTGGCTCTTCTTCATCAGGTTGTACTCCATTATAGATTGCATCTGCCAATTTCGTTTGTTCTTGATCTAACAAATCATTCATTTTAATAGTCATAATATCACCAAAAACTTTATTAGCATTATTATAATCCTGATCCAACGCGTTTTGAATCATATCTTGTACAGCTTCACTCATCAGTTATTTCCTTTTACATTAATATCAATACTATGTTTTTGTCCACCAGCAGGAGGTTCTTCCTGCTGTGGCACTTCTTGTGGTTCTTCTGGCTCTTCTTCAGTCTCACCAGCTATTTCTTTACTCATTTTTGTAATGTCTTCATCAGAAAGCATTAGTACATTCTTTTGTACCCATTCTTTAGAATAATAGTCTCCTACATAATTCTGCATAATGTCAAGAGTTTGTAATCTTTCGCGTAGTACTTCGGCATCGCGCAGTTCTGTAAAGTGGTTATCACGAACATAGTCAACAGTAATATCATTTTTCCATGATTCCCAATCCTCTTCTGTACAAACACCCTTCATTATCAATTGTTTTTTAAGGATACCATAAAAGAGATGAGAAAATCTCATACGCAGTCTATCAATAAACTTTTGGAATTTAAGTTCATCACGATTGACTTCTGTTGATCGGCCTAAACTAAACTGTGCCTCTTGTTCCAATCGATTAATTGGGACATTTAATGAGCGATAAACTTTCTTCTGAAAATAGATAATATCATCAATTTGACCTAGGTTTTCTCCACCAGGTAACGTAGAAATTTCTGTTCCCTTACCACCTTCGCGCCGTGGTAACCAGAAATCTTCGAGCATTGACATATGTTTACGATCATCGCGAATCTCACCAGTTTTTGCATCATATACGAGTTTATTACGATACTTAGTCATAATACTCTTCATATATTCTTCAGACTTACCACGAGGCATATTACCGATATCAATATAGAATATACGCCGTTCAGGCGCTCGTGCTAAGCGATAGATGACCAAAGAATCTTCCATCATACGTAGTTGATTGATAGGCTTCAATGCTTTATGTAAGTAAGATACGATCTTCTTCCTATCTTCTGTCAACAGGCCTGAAGTAACGTAACTTACTGAATCGTTAGTCATCTTGATACCAGAAGTTGATGAGCCTGGTTTTTCTTGATAAATGAAGAACTCATCTACTTTCTCAACGATTTTAGCACCAGTAATTGGATCTTTTTTTGTCTTGACCTTTTTAACTTTGCGCATCTTAGCAGCATCGATAGGTCGAATTTCTTGAATACCATCTTTAGTATTATTCTCATCAAGAACAAGATGATGATATAGTCTACCATCAACATACCAACGTCTAAAAATATCATGGCCTAATTCTTTAAAATTAAGCATACTATAAACGTTATCGAATTCTTGAGTAATTGCTTTCTTGATTCTATCAGGTGCTTTTACTTCTTCAAGATTTAATTCCAGTGTTTGCTCAAGTTCTGAGCCTGTAATACTTTCATTAACAATATCTTCAACTGCAGCGTCAACTTCTGGATGCATCGCGTTGCCGCGATATTTCATAATTAACTGATAGTTATCTTTTGAATCGTCATCACCTAAATTTAGGTATTGACCATAATGTGTACCTGAAGCAGTTGCGTAGCTTCCACCTTCGTCATCACGAGGCGGAACAACTGAAGGCAACTTCTGTTCTTCTTTTTTTCTAGCACGTTTAATTTCAAAACCAAATAGTTTAAAACCGTCTGTGCCTGGATTTCCTAAATCTTCAGCCATTTCACTTCCTAAATTAGAGATAGGAGCCGAGACTACCCCGGCTCCTTCTTATATTTATGTAGTTGTATTACTCTCATAATACTGATAAGCGAAGGTAACTTGGAACCTTTCGATCTCATCATTTGATCCATAGTTCAAATCAATAGGTGATAGTTCTTGAGGATATGCACCACGGAAGGTGTATAGCTTCAATACTGAACCATCTCTATCAAGTTGCTCAACCCGTAGATCAGCTTCGTATGCGATAGGTGATGAAAGACCGGTGTTTGCACTATGTGCATTCATACCGTTCATCCAACGTTCCATTGAATCACGAATAGCGAAGTCAGTATCGTTAATGATTTGGACAGTCCACACATCGAATGTGCGGTCGCCGGCCATCTTTAACTGTCGACCACGAAATGGGATCGTGATTTGACCGAGTGTTGAACCTGGTAATTGAGCGGTTTCACACAAGAACGATGTAAGTTCTGGATCTCCGTTTGCATAACCAGGAAAGTTAATTGTTGCCTTAAAGAGGTTAGGACGAGCTCCACCGCCTCTCAGCTTCGACTTAAAGTCATCAACTCCGAGAATTGCCATTGTTCGTTACCTCCCTAAACCGTGCCAACAACTTCTTCGAAGTCAACACCAGATCTTACAGCCACAAAATTAAGTGTGATGTAGTTGATCGAGCGCGCTGGCTTGATGAAGATGTTTGCTATGAACTCATTACGGTCAACGATTTCAGCGGTGTTATTTGTTTCGTCACAAACAACTCTGAAGTCGGTAATACCACGACGACCACGTACCTCGCGAAGTACTGGCTCAACAATATTCACAAACTCTGCTCTTGTAAATTCATCGTTGAATTCAAAGAGGGCTTGCTCAGCTGCTCTACCAATAGCTCTTTCAAGTACCAAGAACAAACGCCGTACGTTAATACGATCAAATGCTGATGGACGACCAAGCTTTGTCTTATCGCCGAAAAGCAATGATCCTTGACCTGGAATGTTAGCAATTGGGTTTACACTTGCCTTGTACAGAGTATCACGCTGACCTTTTGTTGGCGTCCAGTTTAGAGCTGTAATGCCAAGGTATTGACCGCGACGTGAACCAGCTGGTGAGAACCAAGGTGCACGGTTAAGGTCAGTAGCAGCCATGATACCAGCAGTAGATGAGGCAGCTGGAATGTTGATGTACTGATCATTAAACTTATCATAGACTTTTAAGAAGTTTCCGTCCATGACAAGATATGATGAGTTAGTAAATGTTGCTGCTGTTGCGATCACGTTATTTGTAATCGTTGCAGCATTAGTTAGTTTAACGACATCGGTCCTAGCAGGCGATGCACAAACAACACAATCTTTACGAGTTGATTGAGCTGTTGTAATCAGATCATTAACTACTGTTGTATGATCTGTGCGTGAATTCATGCTAGGTGCAATCAAGAAATCGACTTCGACAATGTCTTTGTCTTCGAAGAGATCGTGACCATTCAAATACTCTGTTGTAGTAAGTTGACCTGAATTAACTCCACTATCGAAGTTATACGCATGTCCACTTGTGTGTGCACTCAACAGGTAGTTTGAACCTGCAACTGCTGGTTGGCCATGAGCTATGCCTGCAGTTTGTTTAAAGTCTGAGTCGAAGTCAACCATATAGATATATTCTGATCTAGTGTTAACGACGTCGATTGCAAAATTTGTTGTACCATCAGGATTTTTAGCATTTGATGCACCTGATAAGAATGGATAAGTTTCAAGCACTTGTCCACGATTGCCAGTTAAAAGTCCTTCTTGGTCAATGACCACGATATGCATTTCGTCATTTTGAGCAGTTAGGTCTGATGCCCAAGTCGATGTGCCTGGAGCTCCATCAAATTGATCAGCGTATGCCCAATTAGCAAATCTACCAGCAGAATCGACTGATGGTAAAACATTAACTGAGATACTATTACCTAACTCGCCAGGATAACGAGCTACAAATGTGTGTGTATCCGAATCTAATCCGCTCGTTTGAGCAGTAAAATCATCGAGATAGTCTACAGTCGGTGCACCAGAAAAAGTAGCTGGTTTAGCAGCACCTTGTAGAGTTGTTGAGTATGCGTTTTTAGCTGCAGCTGTTGCTTGCCGTACTACTTGCATAGAGCCTGAGTAGCGTAGGAAGTAAGATGCAGAATGCCAATCGATGGTGCTAGCCGAATCAGGAGTTGCAAAGTTAGCGGCTAATTCTGCCTCATTTGCAATTTTAACTCTTTTTCCGACCGGTCCCCACCGAAAATTACCTACAATTGCGCCAGTAGTTGACTGAACGTTTGGAACGCCACCAGTCAGATCTATTTCTTTGACGACAACCGCTGGTGATTCAGACGGTGTACCTAGTGCCATTTTTATCTTCCTTTATTAAAATTATATGATTCCATAATACGAACAGTCAAATACAGTGTTATTTATAATATTATAAATTTGGATCATACTCAATAGCCCAATCGTTGTTTTTATCATTTTTTTCTAATTCATTAATATACTGAGATCCATCATCTACAAAACCAAACGGTACTATATCAGCATCGATTTCTTGCATACGTTGTTCGAACATCAATTGCTTCATATTAATATTTGTCATATCCATAAAGTAGCTACCTGTACTAAAATATCCAAACATGACTAAGTTCATCATTAGATCATCATGATTGCCATCTGAAGCTTCGTATGATTGGCCGCGCGCTTCAAAAGTAGATATTTCCATTATTGTCTGTTCATCATGTATTTGTAGTTTTCCAGTTTCTAATATATCTTTTATAGAAGAACATCCTAATCTCTTAGTCTTACGAGTAATTTCAATACCTAAGGCATTAGCTTTAATTGCAGATTCAACGTGCACATTTTCATATTCTAAATCATGCCATAATCCGTTACATACTAAAGATCCTTGATCGTTTGATTCAACAACTACATATGCATTGTTGTAAGAAACAGCATATTTATAGATAATATTAGGGAAGAGTAATGGAGAGATAGTATTGTTACGGTAAACAGCCACTTGCTCAAAAGGCGTGACGCTAATATCGATTAAAGTAAAAGTAGAATAATCCTGTCCTCTTCCCTTACTTACATCAACTGTCATGATATAAGAGTGTTTTTCTTTTGTCTCTTTATATATTTTTAGTAGACCACCTTCAAGAGTACGAATTGGAGGTTTAGCTCTAAATCCCATTAGAGTTTCAGCATCAACTAAAGTATCACCAGTTCCAAAAAATGTATTACCAAATTCTTGATCAAACTGTAGTTGCGAAGTGTTATTTATGGTTTGTTTTTTCCAGTCGTCGTCTCTTCCAGGTACATCCCACCAATCAACTCTAAAACCCTGAAATTCGTTTATTCTTTGGACAGCTCCTTCCCAAACCTTGTGAAATTGATTACCAATCCCGTTAGCTGTTGATGTAATGATAACTTTAGTTTCCGTACCAGCTGAAATAACTGGGTATGTCGAAGTATAAAATTCGGCAGCACGTTCAACAAAAGCAAACTCGTCAAGATAAAGAAGATTAACTGACATGCCACGAATAGAGCTACCGGAAGTAGCAGCAGCGACAATACGGGAATTATTGCTGAATTCCAAAGATCCTTTATTGAGGCCCTTAGATCCAGGTTGTAAAAAGAATGGTATATTCTCGAGCATAAGCGTAATACGTCCGAGCATTTCTCTCGCAGTTGCACCCTTATTGGCCAAAACTGCAATCGTTTTTTCAGTATGAAAAAGAGCGTACCAAAGTAAATAAGCACACGCTGATATTGATTTCCCAGATTGTCGACAAGCCAAGACAACTGAGAAACGATTATCATTAAAATGGTTAAACATTTTTTCTTGATACGGGTATAACTCAAAGTTAACCAATCCTTTATCAAGAGATATAACTTTACAATAACTTTTGGCAAAGTAAATGGGATCATCCATACACCTTTTATATTCTTTTAGTAGATCAGGAGTCCAAGCTTGTTGAACGCCATCTCTTTTTACATTAGGATTACCGAGATATGTCTCGTTTTGGTGTGACATTAATTACATCATCTCCATCTTGTAGTAGGCGCTGAATATCAGCCGTAGAACCAAGGAACACATTATTTGTTTGTGTTCCTATTTGCGGTTGATTAGACTCTTCTTCGGCCTTTTTCACTAAGTCGCGTTGTTTTTTATTTAGATCCATTAACTTATCATTAACGTCTGAAGTATTTTTTATGAGACCAGCTAATACTTCATATGCTCGTGGATGCTCAGATTCACGTGCTACTTCTATCATCATCTCAAGAGCATCTTTGCCTTTTTCTACAAGCTCGTAATAAGTTTGACGAGAATACTCATAATCATTATTTACATTATCTGCTGAATCACTCATGATCTTATAGCGCTGCTATCCTTGATTTAAAATCTGCAAAATCTGTACTTGCGGCGACAGTCGCTTGTAAAGTTGAAAGCAAAATATAGTTGTTCAATGTTGTATTATTGATTGTATTAATAGATGCTGTATTTGTATTTACACTGTTAGTCAAGTTAGTAGTTACAGATAGCGGTGCGTATTGACCAACTACTGTATTGTTAATTAATCCTTGGCAATTTGTAGAATCAAAAACATCAATCTGCTGTATTCTTCCATCTAAGTCAGTGAAGTTACCATCCAATTCAGCATGTGTTAACTCACTACCTTTAACTGACCTTAAAGTAATAGTCATTTATTTCTCCTATATGATAGTAGTGTTAAAGCCATAATCACTGTCTGGATTGACATTTAATGGATCAGGTGTTACACTTAATCTTTCTACTCGTTTATCTGAATCTGCTAAGTTCGTTGAATCAAAGAATATATCGGCGTTAGCCTCTCTAATAATTGCACTCTCTGCATCAAGCGAACCATAATATTGTAACTTCATTTCGAATTCTAATGTATATATGATTGTCCTCCGTTGCTGCAATGAGCCATCATAATCATCAGCAAATGACACTTGTTGAATAATAATTGGTATATCCTCAACAAAATCTGGATATTTATCAGCAAATGGCTTTATGGTTACAGTATACTGAGGATTAAATGTTGGTAGTATTTGCTCTACAACCTGCAATGCATCATCATGTGATTTAGCATATATGTTTAAAGTAAATCCTAAATTGTATGGTACAGGCGAATACATCTTAGTACGTTTACTACCAATTGAACCTGGCTTTGAAAAATTACTAAGCTTCGTTAATTGGCGAGTGGTATCATACGAAAAATTACTAATTTCAAATGAAGCTCTCGGTAATTTAATAGCAACATCTTCATCAGTAGAAAGTTCAGGATTTTCTCTAATACGATCAATATAACGTGATTTTGGTGCATAAGCTAATGGTAACTTAATCTGACTAATGACTGCACCACTTGCATTTTTACGAATAATGTATACGTTATTAAATAACCTGCCAAATATAGCAACTGCTTTCCGGGTTTTTTCATGATAGAAGTGTGAACCAAACATTAATTATTCTCCGGATCGCCAAATGGATTATCTTCTGAGAAATCTAAGAAATCATCAGATATTGTAGTAAACTCTGTGTTTTGCTCGTTATTAGATAATTTATTAATTTCAGTTGCACTCTTTACAAACAACCCGCTTACACTATTATTACTACTATTTATGACTGCTATATCAGATACAAAATTATGGAACTTACCATCATCAGCACCTGAATGTATTAAATAAAGATACCTATTTGAGTCACCAGCAGAATCTAATTGATAGCGCGCAACTTCACCGCGCATAATGGTAGTACTTAGAGTTTGATTAATACTATCTCCAATATCATAATCACTATCAATAATATTATTTCCACCTATAAAGGAAATTTTTGGTACAGAATCATATCCACACCCAGAATCAATAATAGTTATAGCTCCAATCGAGTTATTTACTGAATCTAGACGTACGTGTAATTTAGCTCTTCTATAATCCCAATTTTCTTCAAAGACTGGTGTAGTATTTTTATAATAATCATCAGCAGATTCAGGTACCCAATTAGTCCAAACATCCATAAAACGCTGACTATCTGTTATACTACTCGTAAAATTAAAATTATCAATTGTTCCATTAATACCTTTATATGAAGATACTGGATTTTGAGTCACACTATGTGGGAATATGGTGCCTAATGGAGATGCATTATCAGAATCATGTCCTAGATTTATCGTAGCTCCTGAATCCCAGAAGTTACCAGCCGATAAGTACATAGTATGACCCGCATTATTAAAATTACCACTAGGTGTATGCGCTGAATCAACCCCAAATCTTAATTGATCTTGCGACACTTCAATTTTAATAAAATGCCAATTATTTTGAGTAATTAGATTAGAAGAGTCGTATATTGTATTTACTTGTAGAGCAGCAGCTGCGCTATCTGCTATCCAACTTAGGCCTAAGTGACCAGCACTATCAATATGAACACGATAATTTTGACCCCAAACAATAGTACTAGGAATAACTGAATCTAAGTTAATCCACATTGACATCATGTTATGACGAAATAATGGAGAACTATCTTGATAATTACTATCGAGAGTGCCTATTGTTACCGTATCATCAGAATCTAAATTTAGAGCTCCACAGCCAAACTTATATTCTTGACTATCGATCATAGCAAGTGTAAATTTGCTGCTATCAAATGCTGGTGGATCTACGATTACGATTGGCTTAGTCGAGTAGTATCTACCGCTATCTTGTAATGATATGCTCGTAAGTTTTGTCATTATGTAATACTCGCTATAGCTGCCGCTTTACGCGGTGCCTTAAGTGTTAATTTATGTGTATATGCGTATTTTCTCTCAACTGCATCAAGATCTGTAGTAATAAGATCAAAGTCTTCACCGCTGTATTCGAATAGTTGACAACGCATTTTAAACACTGGTATATTTTCAATTTGATAAAAAGGTTGCTCATGTTCTACATGCATAATTTCAAATATTTTATTTGTTAAAGAAAGATAAATGAGATCACCTTCAACTGGTCGTGGAACAGTAATTTCACTATCATTTCTTTTGACTTGATTTAGCCATCTACGTCGTGATACAACAAACGTAGCTTCATCTCTGATCTCTACACCAAATCGAGTAAACAAATCACCTTCACCTTCAAAACCTTCAACATTCTCAATATACATTTCGATTTTATGAGATGAATTAAATGAAGACTCGGCATCTGCACCAAATATAGTATCGTAATTTACTAAATCTCTTGGAATATAGTATACATTTTGACCATATATTTGAAGAGCCTCAATGACGAGGTCTTCATACATGTCCATTTCACTTCGAACTTTTTCTGAGAAATAAAAATTACGGCCCATATTAACCTACCATCATCGGCGCGCCGAAAGAAAAATCCTCATGCAGCCGCTCTTTAAGTCTTTCGATCTCGGATGTGGCATCATCATATAGTTGTCTTCCGTTAAACGTTACTCCTCCAGGCAATTGTACTCCTTCAAACTTAATAAGGTTCATTCCCCATTGTTGTTTAATAAGTTGAGTAGCGTATTCCTTCAACCACCAATCATTCCATACGGATGTTGAAGTGGCAGTATCTACTGTCTGATAAACATCTAATACAATGTATTCACCGATTTGAATATCGTCGTCGTTAAAATCTCCGTAAATATAGAGTTTATTTTCATGTCGCGACCATTGAATTTGTGGTTGACCATTAAGTTTCATATCAAGCAAAGATAAAAACTGTTGCATTTGTTCATAATAAGCCAAATCCCCCGCAAAATTTTGCATATCAGCAATATCATTTAACATCATTTGATATTTAATATCAAAGAAATTAAACGATGTACCAAATGAGGATGATACTGGAAACATCTTATTGATGAATAGTACATTTGACGGTATACTAATATATTCGTTTGTTTTATCAGCCGCGGTAATTTGATGCTTTAAGAATGTACGAACTGTTGCATCATAATGATACTCTTGCCAGTATTGCAGAGCTTCATCGACTCGATCTTCAATTTGAAAATCATCGACGTTAATCTCTAATACTGGATCCCCGAGTTTACGCTTACAATAATCTATAAGCGTTGTTCTAGAATTAGGTACAGCCATAAAATAGTCTCCGATATAAAAATCTTTTGACTATTTATATGTTTTTTGAATTAAACTATCCTGCAAATTCTGCAGTTGGTGGTGTAAAGTTAGAAGTGTATCTTGCAAAACCTTTTGTAACTCTGACGTCTTGAATATAACCATTATGTAAATAAGAAGTAGTATAGGCACCACCAATAGCCATGTACGTACCTGTATAATTTTGTGTGTCTGATGTAGAAATTTCTTCTGTGCCGTTAATGTATAATTTTGTAGTACCACTGCTTCTAACTACAGCAGCATGATACCAAGTATTTGTAGACAATGCAAAAGAAGAAGACCCATCAACGTTGGTGCCACCTGCATAAATTTGCCATTCAGATGGACTATTTCTCCAAACAAATCCTAGTGTTGTCGTATAATTCACATCTATACCACCCACAGCTGATCCTATTTGCCATATTCCTCTATGGTTTGTATCTGACTTATATACCCAGCATTCTACAGTAAAATCTCCAGTTCCCATAGCTAGTAAATCATTAGAACCTGTAGATAAATAATCACCTGTACCGTCAAAGTACATTGCAGAAGATGTAGTAAATTTTCTTTGTGTGTTACTTGATGTAGCGTTACCCACTTTTGACAATTTATTACCAGCTCCAGCATCCCAAATATCATTCTTATTTGTACATGTAAGTAATACAGTATTTGTTATTGCAGTTAATGGCTCAGTTGGTGGAGTAAAATTACTAGTATAAACACCTGTACCCTTAACAATTCTCACGTCAGACACATAACCAGTATACTGATAGGAAGTACTACCGCCGTATCGACCAAACCAAACCTTTGTAGAAGAAGAGTTGTGAGTGTCTGTTTCACTAGCAGTTTCTTTTCCATTCATGTACATTTTTACTGTGCCGCTAATTCTACATACAGCCATGTGATGCCACGAATCATTTGTAAAGACTGCACCAGTAGTATACAGATTGCCGCTAAATCCTAAAGTTGAGTTTGTATAAGTAAATTTATTATTTACAATACGGAAAATTAGTCCATTCGCGCCAATATCAACAATATAATTATTTGCTTGTGTATAACCAGATGGAACCCAGATCCACATCTCAACTGTCCAATCACCGGTGCCAAATCCAAAGTCAGCGTGATTAGTGGGCCCAGTGACCATATAAGTATTGGCAGCATCATCAAAGTATACAGAACCACCGTGATCTGCCTTTGCATAGCCGAGATAATCATATGGCCCAACTCTTTTTGTTGTTGTGTTGCCACCAACAGTAACAGCATTACCGTTGGTTGATCCATCTGCAATATAAGGAAGATGACATAATAATATTTCAGTACCACTAATTGCTGTTAATGGATCTGTAGGTGGTGTAAATGTTGTCGTATATACCGCAGTTCCTTTCACAAGTCTTACATCTCTTACATATCCTGTATAATATGCTCCATTATAATCACCAGTACGACCGACAGAGAATGATCCTGATCCGTCATTAAATCCACCTGTATGAGCTTGAGTAATTACTGCTGTACCATCTACATATAAAATTACATTTGTTTGATCAAATACTAGAGCTAAGTGATACCATTGATTTACTGATCTGGTTGTAGATTCATTTACACTGATATTGCTAGCAGCAGAAGTTCTACAAAATATTCCAAAGTTTGCACCATTCATCACAAGATTGACTGATGTTGTGCTACCAGATCCACTTGAAGCATGATCTCCAAGAATCCATTTATTTCCTGCTGCAACACTGGTTGGATATACCCAACACTCGTATGTCCAAGGATCTGATCCTAAAGTCTTATATGTGCCATCTGCGACTGAGATATAATCATTACCATCAAAATAAACACTATACCCACCAGGATGATATGGTGAAAATGCAGTTGAGGTTATGGGACCACTTTCGGTAAGAGCATGTGTGGTTGGACCTGCATCAACTTGATTATCTGTACCAGCTGTATCTGCTTTTGACAATAAAGTTGTATACTTTGAATTCGCCGCGGCGAATGTGAGTGATAATGTTCTTTGACCAGAACCAAAGCTAATACCATCAGATGCTTTAAATGTTAATGTTGACGTTGTAGTAGTAGCACTATCTTCACTTAATGGTGTAATTGTAAACACGCTTGAATCTTGACTAAGTGTACCAAGTCCTGCAAAATTGCCATCTGAATCTACGCTAAAGCTTAATCCTGCCACTGCATTATCGGAATCTGTTGCCGTCAGTGTAATTGTAGTTGGTGTTGAACCATCTTTCGCAAGTGCAATAGCGCCGGTTGGATCAATAGTTAATGAAGGAGTAGCATTAATCAAAGCAACATTATACCAACCAGAACCATTCGAAATATATAAACGAGAGGTATTACTAACATATGCCTGATCACCTGAAGTCAATCCAGTCGTTGGTAAATTTTCTTTGGTAGCATATACTGTAACACCTCCGCCATCAGCTAAGCTTCCAGACCCATCTATTAGATTAGCCATTGAACGATTTATACTCATGCTATCCACCTTTGCGTGTTACCGCCACTACCAGCATTTTCAGCGGCTGTTTCTGCGGAATCTAATGAAGCTCGTAATGTAGTTATTAAATTATTAGCCGAATCAAGTTCTGATTGATCAGCTCCACCAGATGTGGCAACTACACGACTGAGAATACCAGAATAATTTATTGAATCACCAGTTGCAATTAATAATAAATTAGAATCTACTCCTCTAGTAATTACCGTTAAGCCTGCTGAATCTGAAACCATTAATAACTCGCGAGAGGTATTTAATAGAATATCATGTCCAGCAGAATCAGCGGGTCTATTTAGAAGAACATCTGCCAATTATTAGTCGCCTCTTCCCTCTGGGAACAAGTAGCATGCGTTTCTATATAAAGTGTCTGCTACGTTACCATAACCACCTCCGCATCTGTGTAATCTAAAAGAACGATAGTACGTACCGTCTTTTTGTACTCTTTCACCATAACCAAAACCTTCATCGTTTGTTCTCCAAATATTCATCAACCTAGGAAATCCATGGTAATCATTATGGTTATTACTTCTATTCACATAACCAATGTAAGACCAAGCTGTTAAAGGTTGCATTATATAACCAGTATCGCCATTGGCTACAGGAATTTGTGTTGGCATATCATACCACGGCGGTGGGAACATAGAAGGATAGGCATTATAATTAGCGTTTGTAGTTGTGTAACCCCAATGATAATGTGAACCTAAACCTGCTGTTTGATTTTTAATTCCATTTGCCCCTGGTCTGTGTTTCATACCAATAGTTACACGTTTAGAATGTGTCGTAGAATTCACCGATGATGTTGCCGCGTCAGCATCATTTCTTAGTCTCATATCTGCAGTGTTTATTGTGTATTGAGGACAATAAAAATTATTATCATTCCACAAGTGTCTCATTAGATCTGGACTAAATTCAAGATCTGTTAAGATATGTGAATAATAATAGCCAGTTACTACATTAGAGTGTTCAACCCACATACCAAACAATTTATCTGTCATAAGAACATGAATTGCATAACAGTTACCAGGATTTATTGGCATTCTCCACTGCGATGTACTCGTGTCACCAGTCCAACTGCCGGCGCCGTCACCTGTACTGTATGGAAATGCTTGTGATACCGCTTTATCAAGTGTACGACATATCAAACCATAAGTTTCGTACCATCTAATTGTAATATAATTAAATGCACCAAAATTTGCATCTGTGCTACCAGCTTCTTGATTGCCATAGTGATATTTTTTAAATCTAATGTACTGATTATTATACGAAGCAGCACTAGTATTATTTCCAGTAATATCTCTATAAATATTTGCTGACGGCCTATCGGCGGTGTCATTAATAATAACTGAAGAAGATGCATTAATATACGTACTATTCATATCGGATGTTGCAGTATGATTACCATTCAAGAATTCTTGAATTTCGTGCATAACATACCATCTATGAGCAGCGTTGTTCATATTAGTTGTGCCACCCCATTGGGTGTGATTCATAACTAGTTTTAAATATGCCATTAGTGTAGCTCCTCTAGATCGCTATTTGATGAATCATAATCATGACCACCTAAGACGAATATATTTGTTACTCCACCAGATTGATGGCCAAGTTCTTCTGTACCAATCGAATGATTAGTAATTAAGTTTGGTAAATCATCATCGCTTACTCCGACAATACGATACCAATGAGCAGAGTCCCAATTAACATCCGATGCTGTCATCGGTTCTCCGACGGAATCTACAAGTTTGAATAGGTCTAGTGCAGATTGTTTAGCATCTGAATCCCATGACATTGTTACTTCTCCTTATTTATAAGATATGACAATATTTAAATCAGAACCCGCTGTAGTGGAGCCAATTTGTGTAATATCAACTGTTAAATAGTCACCTTCGGCGACTGATAAATTTAAATTATTTGTAACGTTCGTTGAACCACCAGCAGCAATACTAAAAGTTTGTATCGATGATCCATTTTTCTTTAACGTCATATTTAATGCTGCACCCACAGGCGCTGTTGCAACATGTTTTCTAATCTTAGTAATAGTCACAGCACGAGGTGAATACCATCGCGCAGTACCAGTATTTATAGTGAGTGTACCATCTTGAACAAAAGTTGTATTTTGTTCTTTTTGAATTGTTGATGATGCAGCATTTGTAAAACCTAATTTAGTAGCTACATAGTCTGAGTCTATAATTGAAGTTTGTACTAAACTAGTAACCTTAGCAGAATCAAGTCCTGAAGAGGCTGTAAACACGTTTGAATTATCAAGAATATTTTTTGTTCTTAGTAATCCTAATGTCTTATCTGAGTCTATAGCTTGTGATTTAATTTCTTCTCTGATCTTTTGAGTAAAAGAAGTTGTTTTTTCCATATAGTCGCGCATGTCTTGTGGAACATATTTTCCTTTAGCCGCATCGAATGTAAGACACATTTGACCAACAATTGTTGGTACTTCTTTTACGGGAGATTCAGTAGCATGTCCTTCTTGACTATGTTGAAAATATATTATATCTTGGCCTGCTCCGTTGCTATCTGTTTTTAAATCTTTAATGGTGATATTACCACGCATTGCAGAGTGTACACCACATTGATAAGTCATTGTACTAGGTGCAGAATCTGGAACTACAAAGGTAACTGTGCCGTTTGTTCCGCGAGAGTTTGTAACACCGTGT